TCAGGCTTCGCAGTAGTCGCGCCAGCCGATCTTCACCGCACCGTTCTCCACTTCGTCGACGCGCACCCCGGCGGTCTCGGTCAACTCCTGCAACACGCGTCGCCAGTCAGCCGGGTCTTCGTTGGGCAGCCTGGAGACCGTGATGCTCTGGATGCGCTGGACGCGCGGGTCGGCAATGAGCCGCTGGACGCGATGACCGATCTGTTCATAGGTGCGGGGTTTGGTCTGGGTAAAGTCGGGCTGATGAAGCATGATGTGAACCTCCATTTCTACTGCTGTATATGTGTACAGTAGTGAAGGTGTAGGAAATTGGCAACGGAAATGTAGGACTGTTTGGACGCCTGTCTCGGCGGGTGGAGGCAGCGTACAGCCGACCCGGCGCAAGGCCTGGTCCAGACACGCCGAAGCCTCGGTGGCGGGCGCTTCAACGTGCCTGTCGCTCGGGTTCAGAGCTTCATCAAGGCACGCACCACCACCCCGATGATTCGACAGTCGCCTGCGCACATCTCCGTCGGATAGGCCGGGTTCAACGGCTTCAGGTACCGCCGCCCGCCATCTTCCACCAGCTTCTTGAACGTCGCCTCGTTACTGTCCGCCAGCTTGGCGATCACCAGCTTGCCGTGCTGCGCGTCGGCCTCGGTGTCGACCAGGATCAACGTACCCTCGGCGATGCTCTGGCCCACCGGCGCCGTCATCGAATCGCCCTTGACCTCCAGCCAGAACGCGGTGCCCTTGGCGTCGTATTCGGACAGCTCGTACCGGTCGGAAAACCCGGGCGGGAAGGGCTCGACCGCTTCGGCCCAGGCCCCGGCGGCAACCCAGCTGATCACCGGGTAGCGGAAGGTGAGGGTGGGTTGCTCGGTCGGCGCGACATTGGTCTGCGGCGCAGGCGTCGTGCGCTCGGGCAGCATGGGGCCGAGCGCCTCGGACAGCCAGATCGCGTTTACGCCACAGACGTGGGCGATCTTGGGCAAATGCGCGCTTTGCAGGTTCTTGCCCGTTTCCAGCTGGGAGATGACCGGCTGCTCCACGCCCACCTGCTGGGCCAGGGCTTTCTGGGTCAGCTGGGCATGCTGGCGGGCGGCTTTGAGGCGTTCGGCGAGTGTCTTCATGGGGGCAGTGTATAAGTTTGCTTATCTTCTTGCCAATAAGCATGCTTCTTTCTACAGTATAAGCATGCTTATCAAGGCGACCTCTGGCGCCTGTCATGAGCCCCTTTCAACACGCGACGCCTTGGCGTCCATTCGGTCTCCGCGTCCAGCGCCGCCTGCGCCTGACCGGAACGCCGAGCCACGGAGATCTCGACATGCGCCTGAACACGGCACGACAAGCCTGGCATGACTGCTACCACACCTCTTCCGATCAGCAAGGTCGCGCGCTCGAGCGCCTGGGCGCGCTGGGTACACGCGTGCAGGTCACCACTGGGCAGCGTGGCGCGGGCCGTGCGGCCCACCAGGCCCTGGCTGGCCGGGTCCAGGCCGCCATCGCCACGTTGCGCCGACCGCTCAAGGCGTTCGGCGACTTCATGTACTGCCCGCAGCTGGACATCGACACCCAGGAGGTCGCTCAGGAGGTGGTGTTCACGCTGGTGCAGCAACGCTCGCCCCGCATGACGGCTGCCAAGCGCGAGCAGCTCGACTACGTGGTCAAGGGTGTCATGGCACGCTATCGGTACATGCATCAGGGCGGACAATCGGCCAACGCCGACCCGCTGGCTGCGCCGGAAGCTTTCCGCGCCTGGCTGGATGCGCACTATGGCGTGGCGCTGGAGTCGACCAACTGGACGCGCAACTGGGGCGGCGCCGTGAGCCTGATCTTCGCCTGCTGCGAGGACCTCGATGCCGTGGTGCTGGCGCCGGTCATCGACGCATTGCAGGTCATGAAAAAAAGTGCGTGAGGGGGGTTGCGCTCCGGTGCGGCTGGTGGCAAGATTTCCTCACTTTCGAAGTTTCGCCCAGTGCGAAGCGGATCAAGAAACCGGCCCCTGAGCCGGTTTTTTTGTGCCTGCGAAAAGGCTCGCCCTAGCGTTCGGCTGAGGCCAGGGGTCATCACGCGCTTCCTGCTTCGTACGGCTTCAACGCGCCGACAGGCTCGCTTCTTTCACCCCGACTGCCCCGTGCAGTCTCTGCTTCTGGACAGACCCCATGGACCCTTCCGATTTCGGCCCGGGCACAGCCACCTGGCTGGGCGGTACGGGCACCGTGCTGCTGGGCGGCTTTCTCTGGCTGCGCAAGTTTCTCTCCAAGGATGCCGCCGACCGGGCCATGGACACGGCCGACATCGGCGTGGTCCGGCGCCTCAACGAGCTGCTCGACTCCGAGCGCGAGGCGCGCTTGCAGGCCGAAGCGCGTGCCGATCAGTTCGCCAAGGAACGCAATGAGCTCGCCGCCGCTGTGGGCCGCATGGAAGGCAAGATCGAAGCGCTGACCGGGCAGGTCGAGCGCCTGACCGAAAAGGTCACCACCCAGAGCGAAGAGATCGCCCGGCTTCGGCCGCGGATAGGAGGCAGCGCCTGATGGACCGATGTGCATTTGAATTCATGGCCCGACGCTGGTGGCGTCGGGTCGAGGTCTGGCTGATCGCGACCTTGCTGCTCAGCGGCGGCGTCGTGCTGGGCTATCAAGCGGCCTGCTGGACGCTCGTCGAGGTCCAGGCCCGCCAGGTCGAAGAGATTCGACGCGCCTACGATACGGCCTTGGGCGAGCGCGATCGCCGCCTGGACGAGCTGGCCCGTCGCACGGATGTCGCCGTGACCAAGGCTGCGCGTGCGGCCACGGCGGCGAGCCAGGCCGTGGATAAGGCGGACGAGGCGCTGGCCAAAGGCGAGCCTGACCAGGGCGAAGGTGACTGACGCGGCCTTCTCCCGACACCGTGCGTGAGCCCTTGCGCACGTCCCCCATGCTTTCACCCCGCAGTAAACCCCAACTCGCCCCGTGCGGGTTTTTTCGTTTCTACCCAAAAGGAAAATCACCATGGCTACACGTTTCTCCCTTCCCAACGGCGCTGTTCTCGAAATCGCCAGTGCCCTGGGCGCTCCCGTTGCCTTCACCGCACTGAGCAACGCCAACCCACCGGTGGCCACCGCCGCCGGCCACAAGCTCAAGAACGACGATGTGCTGCTGGTCAACTCCGGCTGGTCGTTGATCAACGACCGCGCTGCCCGGGTCAGCAAGGCCGCGACCGATACCTTCGCCTTGGGCGGTCTCGACACCTCGCGCGCCGACAGATACGGCGCCGGCGCAGGGGTGGGCGCCGTCACCCCGGTCACGGGCTGGGCACCGATCTCCAAGGTCACGGCGTTCACCTCTTCGGGCGGTGAGCAGCAGTACCTGACCGTCGGCTACCTGGAAGACGACGTCGACCGTCAATTCCCCACCAACCGCACCCCCAGCACCCTGGCGATCACCGTCGAGGACCAGCCCACGGCGGCGTACGTCGGGCTGGTCGAGTCCTACAGCGAAACCAAGACGCTGGCCGTGGTCCGTCTCAAGCTGCCCAACGGTGACCAGATTCTCTACCCCGGCTACGTCAGCCTCACCAGCACCCCGACCCTCGAGCGCAACAGCCTCATGACCCGCACCCTCAGCATCGCGCTGTCGGGCCTGCCGCTGCGCTACCTCGCCGCTGCCTAAGGAGCCGCCATGACCACGATCAAGATTGCGCAAGACCCGACGTTCACCGCGTCGGTGCCGCTGCCGCGGGTCGGCGGCCAATCGACCCCGGTCGAGTTCGAGTTCCGCTACCTGGACCGCCTGGCCCTGGCCGAACTGTTCGACCGCTGGAACGCTGCCCGCGAGGCATTGACCGCTCGTGCCAGCGAACCCGGCGTGCGCTGGGCCGAGATCACCGCCCAGGAAATCGAGTTCCAGGTGGACCAGCTCCAGGCCATCGTCACCGGTTGGGCATTGGACGACGCCTTCGACGTCGCCGCGCTGCACCAGCTGGTCGGGGCCTGCGCCGGTGCGCCAAAGGCGGTCATCGAGGCCTACCAGGCCGCTTACACCCCGGCTCGCCTGGGAAACTGAGAGCGGCGGCCCGGGCGATCTATGCACGCAGCCCCGATGCCGAACAGCTGGCCAGTTTCGGCCTGACCCCCACCGACCTGCCTGAGCAGCCGGTGGAGGTCTGGCCGGACGCCTGGCCTGCGTTCCGGCTCTTCGAAGCCCTTGGCACGCAATGGCGCCAAGGCTCGGGGCGCCCTACGGGGCTGGACTATGGCGTGGTTCCGGCGGTGGCCTCGATGCTGGGCATCGAGCGCCACGTGATGGCCGCGCTGTTTTCCGATCTGCGTGTCATGGAGGCAGAAGCTCTGGCCGCCATGGCCGAAACCGCGGAGTAAACTATGACGACCATTGCCGAATTTGGAGTACGGGTCGATTCAAATGACGTTGTTCAAGCCGCTGCCAATCTGGATGCATTGACCGACGCGATCAAGCGTGGAGAAGCGGCGGCGCGTGAAACCAGTATCACGTGGAGTTCGATCTTGGTGACCCTGCAGGACAGTGCTCTGCAGACAAGCCAACACGTTCAGGCCGTTAGCGCCAGCCAGGCTGAACTGGCTCAGCAAATGGTAGCGCTGGCGAGTGTCGTTACGCTTGCATCAGGTTCAGTCCAAGCCGCCGTTGGCAACTTGGCCGCACTGCAAGCAGGCGCTACGCAAACACGTGGCAGCCTGCTCGAAATGGCAGGGAGTTTCAACACGAGTGCCGACTTCGTCAAGAACGCTAAAGGCGCACTTGATGGGTTCGGGTTGTCAATGCCGCCATTGTCTCCAGGGCTTATCGCCATAGGTACAGCAGCCAGTGCCGCAGGCGCTGCGTTAGGCGTATTGGCCTATGGTTATACCCAGGGCAGCAAAGAAGCCGAAGCCTATAATCAAGCGCTTGTGATGACGGGCAATTATGCAGGTACATCGACAGCTGCGCTCAGCGACATGGCTGTACGCGTTGGCGCTGCGAACGGCTCGGTGGGTGAGGCGGCGAGTGTGCTGACGCAACTGGCCGGCACGGGCCAGTTGGCTGAAGGCAGTTTCGAGAGTATTGCCAATGCTGCATTGGCAATGGAAGAGGCCACAGGAAAGTCTATCGAGTCGACGGTCGCAGAGTTTGTGCGTATTGCCCAAGACCCTGTCAGTGCGGCAAAGGCACTTGACGATCAGTATCACTTTCTGACGGCGTCGACCTATACGCAAATCGCGGCACTTCAACAGCAGGGGGATGAAATCGGCGCCACGCAATTGCTGACGGAGACCTATGCACAGACATTACAAACACGAGCAGGCTCCATTGTCAGTCATTTGAACGTCGTGGAGCTTGGTTGGAACGCCATCAAGCGTGCGGCCGCAGGTGCGCTGGACGCCATCGTGGACATCGGTAGGCAGGACACGCTAGCGCAGCAAATCGCCACGCTAGAAACGAAACTGGCGACCCCCACTGCCTATTCAAGCATTCCCATAGCCTTTGACGATAATCCTAATTTGATGGCGCGTAATACCACGCGCGAGGAGGATGAAGAAAAGCTGCGGCTGCTCAGGCTGCAACAAAAAGAGCGAGACGAAACAACACGGCGCGCTGCAGAGGCTGCACGCCGAGAGCGCCAGGAACTCGAGGAGGCGCAACAGCGAGCACAAGAAGCGTTGAACGCCCCCCCACGCCCCCCTCGCTTGACCGCCGTCGTGGCAGGCGTGCCTCGTACAGACGTCAGCACACGTCCACCGCTTCTACCTCCCAACGCTCCGGCTAAGGCTCCCTCGGACACGCCCAAGGAAACGTCGGCCGAGGCATCCCAGGTCTTTATCGAGCAGCTTGAACGTCAGCGCAAGGCATTGGAGCGCTCTGGTGAGTTGGCTGCCAAAGCGCTTGGTTTAGGCGAGCGGCAGAGCAACGTGCAAGCACAAACCGAGGCGGCTACCACTCGATTCGATGAGGAGAGAGACAAGCTCGGCGCCAAACGCAGAGCCTCACCGCAACAGTACGATGAACACACCTATCGTACGGATCTCGCTGCGCTGGACAAGGCCGAAACTGCTTATAAAGAAACGGTGCTCGCTAATTATGAAGCGATGAACGAGGCGCGAGGGGACTGGCGCAGAGGCGCTTCTTCGGCATTCCAGAGTTACCTCGAGCACGCCCAAGACGTGGCGGGGCAGACGAAGACTTTATTCACCAATGCCTTCAGCTCGATGGAAAACGCTGTAGTCACGTTCGCGATGACAGGCAAGTTTTCGTTCACGGATTTTACTCGGTCCATTCTCAGCGATATGGCGCGCGTTGCAGCACAGCAAGCAGCCTCTGGTCTGTTATCAGGTATAGCAAGTCTCGCCACCACGGCAATCAGTGCATGGGCTGGAGGAGGTTCAGCCGGGGCAGGCAGCAGTGTCGGCTCCGCAGCAGGCAGCGACAACGACATCTTCAGTCTGGCCAATGCGTCGTCGGGCATGACCTACAGGAGCAGGGTGTTCTCTGCAGGCGGCTACACCGGCCCCGGCAACAAGTACGACCCCGCCGGCATCGTCCACGCCGGGGAGTTCGTCCTGCGCCGCGAAGTCGTCAGCCAGCCCGGCATGCGCAACTACCTCGACCACCTCAATGCCCGTGGCTACGCCGACGGTGGCCTGGTCACCCCTCTGGCCGTTGCACGACCTGCCACCGGCGGCGCCGCCGGCATGGCGATCCATGTCAGCACCACCGTCAACGTCGCCGATTCCGGCGCGGGCGACCCCGGCAAAGGCCTGGATCAACAGGCGTTGCAACAGAACATGGAGAAACAGATGAAAGCGGCAGCAGACAGGGCCGTGGCGGATTCATGGCGGCCCGGTGGCGTGAGCCATCGCAACACCCTGGGGAGACGCTGATGGCGATCGAACGATTTCTCTGGCCCACCCAGCGTGGCGGCGCGACCACGGTGGAGTACCGCACACGGCAAGCGCGCTTTGGCGGCGGCTACCGGCAGGTGGTCGGCGATGGCCCCAACAACCGGGAAGACAGCCATGCCATCACTGTGACGGCTGACAGGCAGACGATGCAGGCGATCCTGGCCTTCTTCGACCGCCACGCCGGTGCCAAGGCCTTTCTCTGGACCACACCGCTTGGCGAACTCGGCCTGTACACCTGCGCCGATCCCGCGACCACGCCCGTGGGAGGGGGCCGGTTCACCGTGGCCGGGACCTTCCAGCGGGCCTACCACCCTTGAGGAGCGCCCATGTCGCTGATCAAACAGATCCAGGCCCTGGAGCCTGGTAGCGAGGTGCTGTTGTTCGAGCTCGACGGCTCGGCGTTCGGCGCCGGCGTGCTGCGCTTTCATGGGCACGCCATCCCCCATACGCCCGAGCAGCTGGCGGCGGCTGGCGATGCCGCCGACCAGCTGCCGGCGCGACCGATCTGGTGGCAAGGCCAGCTGTACAGCGCCTGGCCCATGGAGCTCACCGGCATCGAAGCCAACTCGGACGGCACGGCCGTGCGGCCCACCCTCACGGTCGGCAACGTGGAGGGGCGCATCACGGCGCTGTGCCTGGCCTTCGACAACCTGCTGGAGTTCAAGCTGACCTTGCGCCACACCCTGGCGCGTTACCTGGATGCGGCCAACTACCCCGAGGGCAACCCCGAGGCCGACCCCAGCGAGGAGGCCCTCGATGTCTGGTACATCGACCAGAAAGTCAGCGAAAACGGCACCACGGTCGCCTGGGAGCTGGCCAGCCCCGGCGATGTCGGCGGCGAGACCATCGGCCGGCAGATGACCCAGCTGTGCCACTGGGCGATGACCGCCGGCTACCGCGGCCCGGATTGCGGTTACACCGGCCCGGCCTACGACCTGGAAGGCGAGCCCACCGACGATCCGGCCCGGGACCAGTGCAACGGCTGTCTGGATTCCGGCTGCGTGGTGCGCTTCGGGCCAGGCAATCCCTTGTCGTTCGGCGGGTTTCCTGCCGTTTCGCTGATCGCCAGGAGTTGACCATGCGCAAACACATACTGGCTGCCGTGCAGGCGCATGCTGCCGAGAGCTACCCCCGCGAAGCCTGCGGGCTGTTGCTGGCGATCGGTCGCCGTCAGGTCTACGTGCCCTGCGAAAACACCGCCCGCGAACCGGCCGAGGAGTTTCGCATCACGCCCGAAGCCTATGCCGACGCCGAAGCGCAGGGCGAGGTGATCGGCATCGTCCATTCGCACCCCGATGCCACCAGCCGACCGTCGTCCCGCGACCTGGCCATGTGCGAAGCCACCGGGGTGCCCTGGCACATCCTGTCCTGGCCGGAGAACGACCTGCGCACACTGGTTCCTACCGGGCACACGCCGCTGCTCGGACGACCCTTCGTGCATGGTGCCTGGGATTGCTGGCAGGTGTGCGCCGACTGGTATGCACGCGAGTGGGACCTGAGGTTCCCTGCCTATGGCCGTGAGGACGGCTGGTGGGAGCGCGCCGAGGGGCCCAGCCTGTACGAAGAAGCCTATGCCGCGGCAGGCTTCGAACCGGTCAGCCAGCTCCAGCATGGCGACCTGGTGGTGATGGCCGTGGGGCGTACCGCGCACCCCAACCATGCCGGCATCTACCTGGGCGACACCCCGCAACTGCCGGGCGAGCCCACCGACGTGCATGGGCCAGGGCCTTTCCTGCTGCACCACCTGTATGGCCGGCCCTCGGAGATCATCGTGTTCGGGGGGCCTTGGCGGGACCGCACCCGGCTGATCCTGCGTCACCGCGATGCGCCAAAGGCCGTACCACCACTCGACCCCGCCATCCCCTGAACCGAGGAGGTTCGCATGAAACGAAACATGGAGCTGATCCGCGCGCTGCTCACCACAGTCGAAGCGCTGCCCGACCTGGACGCCACGCTACGCCCGGATCAGCTGGAAGGCTACGCGCCTGAGGCAGTGACGTACCACATGCTCCTGCTGCAACAAGCCGGTTACCTCGAGGTGACGGTGACCGAGTACGTCGGGGAAGGCCTGGACTGCATCGCTCGTCGATTGACCTGGGACGGGCAGGCGTACCTGGCCACGTTGCGTGAGCCTGATGAGCAGGCTTAGCGCGAAGGCGCACGTCCTCGACCAGACTGTGATTCGCGTGGCCACCGTGCGGGCGTTTCTCACTCAATCGGAGGCTTGCCATGTCAACCCTGCTCGCCGGTGACCCGATGACGGTCATCAAACTGTCCGGGCCATTGGCGCGACGTTTTGGGCGGATTCATCGTCGGTGCCTGGACGTCAGAAGCTTCAAGGACGCCTGCCGGGCACTGGGCGCAACGCTGCCCGGTTTCGACGAGGAAATCCGCCGCCTGGACCGCCTCGGCATGCGCTTTGCGATCTTCCGCAATGGCCGCAACATCGGCCAGGACGAATTCGAGCGAGGCGGCGCCCGCGAGGTCCGCATCGTCCCGATCGCCGAAGGCAGCAAGCGCAGCGGTTCCTTCCAGACCGTCCTTGGCGCCGTGCTGATCGCGGTTGGCTTTGTCTTGAGCTTTACCCCGCTGGCCGCCGCCTCGCCCTTTTTCTACAAGGTCGGCGCCAGCTTCATGATCAGCGGCGCCTTGCAGATGTTGAGCCCGCAAGCCAAGGGATTGATGCAGAGCGGCGCGCCAGAAAACCTGCCGTCCTATGCCTTCGGTGGTGCCAAGAACACCACGGCCAGTGGTAACCCCGTGCCCCTGTGCATCGGCCGCCGCCGATGGGGCGGGGCGGTTATCTCGGCGTCCATCGAGGCACAGGACACCCATTGACCAGCCAGCAGGCGAACCGTCCTGGCGAAGCCCGGGGCCTGCTCAGGAGGCGCGATGAGCGCAATCGTTTATACACCGATGACCGACATCCGGTTGTCCGGGTCATTGGCCCGTAGGTTCGGCCGGGTTCACCGCCGTCAGCTCGACAGCGGCGACACCTGGGAAGTCTTCAAGGCCTTGAAGGCCACGCTGAGCGGCTTCGAAGACGAAATCAGGCGACTGGATCGTCTGGGCATGCGTTTCGCCATCTTCCGTAACCGCAAGAACGTGACACCCGAGGTCTTCGATCGGGGTGGCACACGCGAGCTGCGCATCGTGCCCGTGGTAGGGGGCAGCAAGCGTGCAGGGGGCATGCAGATCGTCGTGGGTCTCGTGATCCTGGCGGCGGTTGCCTTTCTGGGGCCCGCAGGCATAGCGGGGGCACTTTCGGCGGGCGGTGCTTGGGGAACCGCTGCAACGATCGGCATCAGCATGGCCGTGGGCGGCGCGCTGCAGCTGCTCAGCCCACAGCCGCAAGGCCTGTCCACAAGCGCTGCGCCGGAAAACAGGCCGTCCTACGCCTTTGGCAGTGCCAAGAACACCACGGCCAGCGGCAACCCGGTAGCGCTGTGCATTGGCCAGCGTCGCTGGGGTGGCGCGGTCATCTCGGCGTCGATCGAGGCGCAGGACAAGGCCTAGCGGTGCAGGGCAGGGATGCTTACCCATGACCACGCCACCGTGAGACCGGCTGCCAAGGACCTATGGGAGCAACTGTCTTTTCTACTCCGTACATGCCTGATCGCATACAGCGCCTGGCAGGGCCCTATCGCTGGCAAGCCAGCTCCCACCCAGACCTCTGCAGCCGTCAATGTCGGCATGGCTGCGCAAGCAGCTTGTGTGTGCGGGCTTGCCCGCGATGGCGTCCGGTCCGTCACTACCTTCATCGAAGGCAAGCCCCTCAAGGTGATTGCATCGGTCTGTCAGCCCCGTAATGCAGCCCAATCCATGCGATCCCTACCGGGGCACCGGACCGGCCGTGATTCGGCCCCAGGGCGTGTGAAACCAGGCATCTCTCTTCGAACGACCTCCCCATGCAGATCACTGCGCCGTGTAGCTTCAGGCCGCCGCCTGCTGCACGTGCACGCCTGCACCACCTCATTCCACATTGGCACTCACTCTTCCAGAGGCCCGCAATGACCATGACATCCCACATGCCCCTCACGGGTGCAAAAGGTGGCGCCAGCAAACCCAAGACCCCGGTCGAAGCGCCCGACAGCCTGCAGTCCACCAACATCGCCAAGCTGCTGCTGGCAGTGGGCGAGGGCGAATTCGACGGCATCCCGACCGACCAGGACATCTACCTCGACAACACCCCGATCCGAGACGCCAATGGCGCGCTCAACTTTCCGGGCGTGAAGTGGGAGTGGCGCCCTGGTACACCGGAGCAGGACTACATCCAAGGCATTCCGGCCGTGGAAAACGAAACCTCCGTCGGGGTCGAACTGCGCAGCGACACCCCCTTCACGCGTGCCTTGACCGATCTTCAGCTGTCGGCGGTGCGCGTCCGCATGGCCTGGCCGCGCCTCCTCAGCCAGGACAGCAACGGCAATACCAACGGCTACCGCATCGAGTACGCCATCGACATCGCCACCGACGGTGGCGCCTATGTCGAGGCGCACCGTGGCGCGGTCGACGGCAAGACCAACAACGGCTACCAGCGCTCGGTCCGGGTCAACCTGCCAACTGCTGACAGCGGTTGGACGATGCGCGTGCGCCGGCTGACGCCCAACGCCGACAAAGGCGCGATCGCCGACACCATGACGATCGCCGGCTACACCGAGATCATCGACCAGAAGCTGCGCTACCCCAACACCGCACTGCTCTACATCGAGTTCGATGCGCAACAGTTCCAGAACATTCCGGCCGTCACCGTCGACTGCAAGGGGCGACGCTGGCCGGTGCCCAGCAATTACGACCCCGTGACCCGCCGTTATGACGGCGTCTGGGACGGCAGCTTCAAGCACGCCTGGACCAACAACCCGGCCTTCGTCACCTACGGCCTGTGCGTCGAGGACCGCTTCGGCCTGGGCAAGCGCATCAAGCCGTGGATGGTCGACAAGTGGGAGATGTACCGGATCGCCCAGTTCTGCGACCAGGCGGTGCCAGATGGCAAGGGCGGGGAAGAACCGCGCTTTCTGTGCGACATGAACCTGCAAGGCCGTGCCGAAGCCTGGACGCTGTTGCGCGACCTGTCGGCCATCTACCGTGGCATGGTGTACTGGGCCCATGGCGCGCTGTTCATGCAGGCGGACATGCCACGGGCCCAGGACATCGACTACGTGTTCACCCGCGCCAACGTCATCGACGGCGATTTCATCTACGGCGGTGCCGAGCGCAACACCCACTACAGCCGGGCACTGGTCAGCTACGACAATCCCGCCAACAACTACGACACCGATGTGATCCCGGTGACCGACCTGGCGCTGCAGCGTCGCTATCGCGACCGGCCGGTCGAGATTTCTGCCATCGGCTGTACCCGTGCTTCGGAAGCACAGCGCCGCGGCAAGTGGGCCCTGCTGAGCAACGACCAGGACCGCACCGTCACCTTCAAGACCGGCCTGGAAGGGCGCATCCCGTTGCCCGGCTTCGTCATCCCGGTGGCGGATGAACTGGTCGCCGGCCGGCCCAACGGCGGGCGTATCGCCGCTGCCGAAGGGCGCGTGGTGACCCTGGACCGCGACACGCCGATCAAGGCCGGTGATCGTCTGGTGGTCAACCTGCCCAACGGCACCGCCCAGGCACGCACCGTGGCCGCGGTCACCGGCCGTGCGGTGACCGTCACCACCGCCTATGCCGTGCAGCCCGAGCCACAGCTGCAGTGGGCGATCGACTATGACGACCTGGCCATCCAGCTGTTCCGGGTGCTCAAGACCACCCGTACCGAGGACGGCCACTACGCCATCACCGCCCTCGAGTTCAACCCGAGCAAGTTCGCCGCCATCGACAACGGCGCCAAGCTCGACGAGCGCCCGATCAGCGTGCTGCCCAGCGGCACCGTGCAACCCCCGGCACAGCTCACGCTGTCGTCCAGCTACCGTATCGACCAGGGTATCGCGGTCAGCACCCTGACCCTCGAGTGGTCGGCCGTAGAGGGCGCGGCCGGTTACGACGTGGAATGGCGCAGGGACAATGGCAACTGGATCCGCCTGCCGCGTACCGGCATGACCTCGGTCGACGTGCCAGGCATCTACGCAGGCGCCTACCTGGCACGCGTGCGTGCGATCAGCGCGTTCGAGCTGGCCTCGTCCTGGACGCATTCGGCGCTGACCTCGCTCAAGGGCAAGGAAGGCGCGCCACCTGCCCTCACGCGGCTGACGACCGAGAGCCTGATCTTCGGGATCGGACTGACGTGGGGCTTCCCGGCAGGGGCAGGGGACACCCAGCGTACCGAGCTGTGGTACAGCGAGGGGACGGACCTGGACAAGGCTACCAAGCTGGCTGACCTGGCGTATCCGCAGGACAGGCATACGCTGCAGGGCCTTCGCGCCGGGCAGCGGTTCTACTTCTGGGCGCGGTTGGTCGACAAGTCGGGGAATGTGGGGGTGTGGTTCCCAGCTGAAGGCGGCGGGGTGAGCGGAGCTGCCAGTGCCGATGCCGGGCCGATTCTCGAGCAGATCAAGGATCAGATCACCGCAAGCGAACTGGGCAAGGAGCTGACCAGCGAGATTGAGAAAATCGCGCTGATCGATGGCAACGGCCCAGGCTCGGTCAACGAGCGGGTAGGCAGCATCAAAAACGAGCTGGCTAGGCAGATTGGCGACGTCAACAGCTCGTTATCTGGAGTCAACACCACGCTCGAGGGTCAGATCTCCACCGTCAGCAAGAGCGTGGCTGACGCCAAGTCCGAGCTGCAACAGCAGATCACCGCTGTCTCGACGTTGGCTGGCTCGCTGCCGTACCGCAAGGACAAGACCTACAGCACCAACCAGAACGCCTTAGGAAGCGACGGGAGGCTATATCAGGCCCTCAAGGCGGTACCGCTGAACATGCCACCGCCGAACGCCACCTACTGGACCGACGTCGGCCAGGCTGTCGTCACCGCAGCCGGTACCGCCGCGAGCGTCACCAAGTTGCAGACTGACGTCGCCACACTAGACGATAAGATCACGGCCACGTCGGGCAAGGTTGATGGCTTCCAGGCGAGCCTGAACAACACCAACGACAACGTGGCAAAGAAAGCCGACGCCAGTGCAGTCAACTCGCTGAAGCTGACAGTCGAGCAGCAAGGTCGCGACCTGACTTCTCAGGGCACAACCCTGAACGGCATGCAGACCACGATCGACGGCAAGGCCAGCTCCCAGGCGCTGGCCCAGCTGACGAGCCGCATAACGGCCACAGAGCAGAAGGATACTGTCCAGGACCAGCAACTGACTTCGCAGAGCCAGGCGCTGACCTCCCTGACCGACAGCGTAAGCAAGAAGGCCAATGCCACGAGCGTGCAATCACTGAGCAACACCGTTGCCCAACAGGGACAGAGCCTAGCGGCTCAGGGCCAGTCGGTGACCCGGATCGAGACCAAGCTACTTGTCAGCCAGGACAATTCACCGACCAAGGTCTATCAGAGCGTGTTTTCAGACATGGCTCAGGATCAATGGATGTCAACCAATAGCGGCGCTGGCGCCTCGGCTTCGTTCGGCGTACCTGCCGGTATTACACGCGGCGTGGCGCTAATCTTAGAGGGGGGGGCAGGCAACAGGACGTGGTGGGGTGCTTCAACGCGCAAGATCCGCTTCGACCCGACCCGTTTGTACAAGTTAACCATTCGGTTGCAACAGGTTGCGATGGGCACTGGCGCGCCTGGCATCTACGCCGGCCTTGATTGCTACGCAGAAGACGGCAAAACCCGTATCAGTACTCAAGGTACCAGCTCGGTCGGCTCATCGCATTACGTGCTTCTGAGCAACAGGAGACTCAAGCAAGGCGAATGGACAACCGCCGAGGTGTACGTAAAGGGCCATACCACTGGATCTGAAGGTGGTGCTGCAGGTGCTGGCACGCTGGCAGAACCCAAACGCCTAAAGGAGGGTACGGCCTGGATCTCGCCCATGGTAATTGCTGGCTACTCGGATGTGGGGGGGCAGGCTGTCGTCGATTATTTTGACATCGAAGATGCTACCGAACAGTCGCAAATAGATGCAGGCGCCATAGCTACTACAGCTATCAGTGCGCGCGTTGAGCGGACAGAGCAAGGGCTGACCTCAGTTGGCCAACAGGCGACTCAGCTCACCAATAGCCTGGCCAAGAAAGCTGAAGCCAGTACGGTACAGGCGCTGGCCAATACCGTAGAGCAGCAAGGTGCGAACATTTCGGCCACCGGCCGGACGCTCGTCTCGGTCGAAGCCAACCTCAACCGTCTGGGCGCAAGCGGGGTCAATCTGATTCCAGCTGAATACTGTGCTTTCACAAAAGACTTGCCAGCCATGTATTCCAACGGCGGGGTCAGCGTCAATACTGTAGCTGATCCTCAAGCCCTCAAAGGCTATGCACTGAGGGCCGATAGCCGGGCGGCCGACTCTCACACCTTCGGGCTCAATACGAGCTTTACGGCGCCTGGATGCAATATGGACTTCAAGCCCGGCAAGTACCTAGTATCCTTTTATGCCAGGGCCGAGACGGCAGGTCACATGGTTGGAGCTTACGCTCGCGTCCTGCTCGCAGATGGCTCAACGTTCAAGACGTCAAACGCGCCTACTTTTGCGCTGGCCACATCGTGGGCCAGATATGCAGGAGTTATTGACCTCACAGATCCGGCCTATACCGGCAGCCAGATGCAGCTTGCCATCCAGAGCAACCGTTCTGGAGTGGCCAATCGCGTCACCTGCTTTGATCGGTTCATGTTCGAAGCGGTAGCCAACGAACAGAAAGAGCCGTCTACTTTCAGCATTGGTAACAGCTTCGACCAGGCTCTGGCTAACGCCCTGGCCAACACAGCCCTGACGGGACGAGTCGAAAAAACTGAGAGTGGAGTGACCAGTGTTTCTGGTCAGCTGACCGAGTTGAGCAACAGCATCGGCGATGTTGGTGCGGAGAACTTGGTCTTCAACCCGTCGTTCGAACGGGTCGACCCCGGCACGCCAGGTATGGCAGATGGCTGGTGGTACGACGGTACTGGTACCACAACACGGATACCCAGTCTGGTGGCTTCCTCGCTGGCGGCAGGCACGGCGCAGCGTCTAGATGTGACCGGGCTGACATCAAGTACCTGGGCTCGGCTCTACGTGAAGTCGCAGTTCCGGTTCAAGCCAGTGCCGGGCAAAAGTTATACCGCGTCCGTCTACATGCGTGGCACGCCGGGCTTGCGTATCCTGCCGCAGGTCTACGGAACCACAGAGGCGGGCGCTGGTACCGAGAGTTGGGCAGCGACTCGCGCAGATGCCACGGATGGCTGGGTGCGCTTGACCGTAACCTTTTCGCCCGGCGCTGCAACGGCCCGACTCTACGCAGCGGTCGTTGTATATGGCGGTGGGTCGGTCAGCAGCGGCTTCATTGAGGCAGATCGCTACCAAATCGAAGAGGGCGCTCGTGCAACGGGCTGGCGGGACAATGGTCAGGTCAACAGCTTCGAGAGTTCGGCGCTGTCGTCAGCCGTGGCAGGCTTGTCTTCAACGGTGTCGCAGCAAGGCACGAACCTGTCGAGCGTCAGCAGCAGGACAACCACTCTGGAGAACGCTGTCAACAGCACCTCAAGCGGTTTGCCCTCAAAGGCAAACACCAGCGCCTTGCAGACTCTCTCAGGTCGGGTAACTGCAACCGAGGGGAGCCTGGCTGCTGCCAATTCGAGCATCACTCGCATCGGCAGCCAGGTCAGCGCCATCGGCGGTACCGGATCCAACCTGATGCCAGCGGAATATTCGACGTTCACCGACATGCTGCCGACGTTCCGTGCCCAAGGCGGACTCGGCATCACTGCCCAGGCAGATAGCTCGTCCTACTCCGGCAGCTTGCTGAAGGTCGATTCCAGCACAGGTTCTGGCTGGATGTGGCTGGCGGGCAGCCCGTCGGATTTTAACCTTCGGCTGGTGGCTGGACGGCAGTACATCGTTTCTTTCTGGGCCAAGGGCAGCGCTGCGCACAACGTGGCGGTACGCCTGCGATACCAGAACACTGCGGGAGGCGAAACGGAGATTGTAGTAGCGAACGTCAATGTGGCCACCGACATGGCACGGCTCAGTCTGACGTTCACGGCACCCGCTGCGCTGACTGGACCTGCGTGTATCGTCCTGTTCACGCAGTCGGCGGCGAATGCGGGCCACACCTGGTTCGATGGGTTCATGGTTGAGGAAAAGATTGGGGAGGCTACGGCACCGTCGGCCTTCACACCGGGCACCTCCACCCGCCAGGCTGCTGGTCAGGCACTCGCGGTGTCAGCGCTGGATACGAAAGTTACCCAGCAAGAGGTCAAGATCGAGTCGGAGGCCAAGCGCATCGACGGACTGTACACGTCGGTGGGCAATGCCAATTCAGCGATTCAGGATGAAGCCACGACGCGCTCGAATGCCGACTCCGCCTTGAGCGGGCGTATCACCACCGCTCAAGCGAAAGCCAACGAAGCGGCAGCGGCGGTCCAGAGTGAGGTCACAGCACGAGCAAACGCGAACAATGCGCTAGGCAAGCGGGTAGATAGCCTCCAAAGCAGTTTGGGCAGTACCAACGCTGCGGTAGAAAGAACCTCCACCGCTCTGACCTACCTGAACAACGTCGCAAGCGCCTCTGAGGTTGTCCGGGTGCAGATCACCGCCAATGGTATTCGCCACGTCGGCGGGTTCGGCATCGGCATCGAAAATAATGGCGGCGCGGTTCAATCGACGTTTGCAGTGCTGGCGGACCGCTTCGCGATACTCAGCCCGGCGGGCGATGGTGTTTCGGCGCCGTTCGCTACACAAGGCAACCAGACGTTCATCGCTGATGCCTATATCCGCGATGCCTCTATCGGTTCAGCGAAAATCGCGCAAGCCGCAATCAAGTCCGCGCATATTGGGGTGGCTGAGATTGATACGCTGCGGGTAGCGGGTAATGCGATCACGGTACCTGTAAGTTATAGCGTACCAGGCGCAGTGCAAGGAATCGGTCGACACCAATGGATGGACATTATTAACGTATCCCTGCCAATGGACGAAGCGGGCTATGTGTTTATCCTTTTCAATTGTGGGCAGTTCTACACCAATGGCCTGAGAGCTTCGTCTTTCATCATGTCCATTAACGGCGTTACCCTGATGGCCGCCGGTGGTATTTCTGTAACGACGGCGCCTGTTCTGTCCGGGTCTATTGCGGTCGGCCCTGGTGTTCACAACATCAAAGTCATCTGGAATGGAGATGACCGCACCGTTTCTCTGGAGAATCGTAATATTTTCGTCATGGGGACAAAACGATGACCGGCCCTTCTACTTACATCACCTACGCTGAGAACGGGGAAATTACGAGCGTCCTCAGCTGCCACCACTCCATGGCTGAGGCCATTATCCGGGCCAACACCGAGCTGCCTTACGTGCAAATAGTGCCCCCGGTCAGCCCGGAGGCACACTATGCCCCTGGCGGTGTTCTCACTACTCGCCCGGCCAGTACAGCCCGTCTGGTAGGTAATCTCCTCAAGGGAGTGCCCGCTGGAGCCACTGTGGTCATAGAAGGGCAGGCGTACTCCACGGACGGTACCGACATCGTGCTCGAGTTTGAGCGCCCGGGTACCTACCTTATTAAAGTCGACGCATTCCCACAGAAGACGTGGGAGGGAGAATTCATTGAAAATTAGACATAGCAGCTGCCATCGGCAGCGTCGCCGGGAGGAGTACCCTGCTGTGGAGGACCAGCTCGACATGCTCTGGCATGCGATGGATCAGGGCGCAACGCCTAAGGTCGAGCCGTTCTATTCGACCCTGCATGCGGTCAAACAGAAATACCCGAAAGCTTAAGCAACACCCACCCTGTGCCCGCTGATCGCGGGCTTCTTTTTGTCTGGAGAACACCCATGCCATATGTAGCCATCAACACCAGCAACAACTATGACGAAGCCAACAAGACCCGCTATGCCACTCAGGAGGAAGCTGACGCCCGCGCCCGCGAGATCCTGAGCCAGTTCCCGGGCGCCCAGGTCTACACCGCCCAGGTCCTCAAGGAGTACACGGCCAAGGTCTCGATCACGGCCAAGGAGCCGGCGGAGCCCGTTCCAGATTCTGAAACACCTGCTGCTTAATAATTCCTCAAATCACTTCCTTGTGCGGTGGCATATTGCTACATTGCGCCCCGCAAATTCTCAAGGATTGATGTCCACATGAAGCAAATGCTTTTCCTGGCGATCATCGCCGCAAGCAGTACTTTGACTGGCTGCGTTGTTCAAAGCACCTACAGCAAGACGATTGCTGTCACCAAGGACGCTGATGGCAAGGTCTTGCAGACTGTCGAAACCGAGACAGTTGTACAGCCTGCCCAAGGCTATCCGATGCGCTTGCAGATGATCAAAGGTATCCAGCCTAACTAGGCTTACTTGCATGAATAGAGCCCGCCGCGCGCGGGCTTTTTTTCGTCTGGAGAAAACCCATGACCGCACGCGGTGTACGCAACAACAACCCCGGCAACATCGATTTCAACCCAAGCAACGCCTGGGTCGGCCAACTGGGCCTGGAGGAGGGCGTGGCCAAGCCGCGCTTCGCCCAGTTCGACTCCCCCGAGAACGGCATCCGCGCCCTGGGCAAGCTGCTGGTCAACTACCGCGGCAAGGACGGCCTGCCCGGTGTCGGCGGGCCGGGCATCGACACGGTACTCGAAACCATCGCCCGCTGGGCGCCGAGCAACGAGAACGACACTCAGGCCTACGCTCAGGCCGTCGCCACGCGTCTCGGCGTGCCCCCTGCGGCGCCGATCGACATCCAGGATCCCGTCACCCTGCGCGGCATGGTGGTGGGCATCATCGTCCATGAGAACGGCGGTAACCCGTACCGGCCGGAGGTCATCGACGAAGGCGTAAAACGGGCGCTGGCATGATCTGGCCGTTACGGGCCGGTCTGCTGGCCCTGGTGCTGGCGTCCTGCTGGGGCGCCTATCGGCAGGGGCTTTCAGTGGCACGCACCGAGGCCCAGGCAGCCTGGGCGCAACGTGACAGCAGCGATCGCCTGGCTGAGACCCAGGGCCAGCGCCAGGCACGCCAGGAAGAACAACGCCGCGCCCAGGCGCAGGAGGAGGCAAGAGTCCATGCACACGAACACCACCAGGTGGCCGACGCTGGCGCTGCTGGCGCCGCTGCTGCTGGCCAGCGCTTGCAGCACGCCGCCGTCCAGCTCGCCGCCAGCGTCCGTTGTCCCGGCGCGGATCCCGCCGCTGTCGCCCGAAGCCAGGCAGCCACCCGCGCCGCCCTGGTGCTCTCCGACCTGCTCGCACGGGCTGATGCAAGAGCGGGAGAACTGGCGAACGCGTATGACCAGGCCCGAATAGCCGGGCTTCAATGCGCGCAGGAATATGACGGGCTGCACGTGCCAGGGACGTCCCGTTTCATCAACGAACAAGCCCATGAATGATGGCGTCATATTTATGTCGAAGGCTGCTTTCAGGTTTCCTCCAGACCCCTTAACGTATTGTTATGAAAAGAAAGTAGCATTTTGCTATCTGATCGCTACAATGCGCCCCGGCCAAACCATGGCCAGGCCAATGAAGGCGCACAGGAGCGAGTGTCGATGTTTCGGAAGATGATGGGGACAATGGTCGTGGCAGCGATGATCGGCGTTCAGGGTTGCGCCAGTATCGTGGGTGAATCGCGTTATCCGGTGGTAGTGTCCAGTGCACCGCCGGGCGCGGCGTTCGAGATCACTGACAAGAACGGCACTGTGGTGCACACCGGCAACACGCCGAGCACGGTCACGCTCAAATCCGGCAAGGGCTATTTCACCGGCCAGACCTACACGCTTCGTTTCAAGAAAGACGGCTACCCGGACAGGACCGTCGAACTCGACTCCAGCCTGAGTGGCTGGTACTGGGGCAACATCCTGGTCGGGGGGCTGATCGGCATGCTGATCGTCGACCCGTTGACCGGCGCCATGTATAAACTGCCGGAGTACGCTTCGGCGGACATGGGTCAGCCGCTGGTGAACGCCAAGCCGGACACGCTCAAGGTAGGTGTGATCGATGACCTCAGTGCCGCTCAGCGTGAGCAACTGGTGCCTGTCCAATAAGGAATGCGTTGCGTCACCTGCAGGCGCCTTACCATCGGGATCCACGCTGGTCAGGCAGACCGATGCAAGCCCCTGGTGCGGGGCTTGCCCGCGATACAGGCAGTGGTGGGCCGGACGCTATCGCAGGCAAGCCCGCTCTCACGGGCCTGTGACAGCGATGAAGCCTTCAAATGGCGCCGTCGCCCGGGTTCGGCCCGTCCCTGTCATCCACGTCGTACTTGCGCGTATTCGGGTCACGCGTGTTTTCGGCCGGGTGCCGCGAATCGACCGTAGGATCGACATGGGTTTCGGAATTGGGGTCGAACCCGGTTTCATTGTCGGTCGCGCCTGCCTTGCCTTTTTGCGAAATGTTGCCGGGTGCGTTGGGGTTGATGTCCAT